ATTAACTGCTTCTTCTAATTGTCTTTGAAAATATTCTTGTGCTTCAAATGAGTATCTTACGTTATCTATATCTATTGTATCTGCCATTATCTATATCCTGCTTTTGATGCAACAAGGTCTATTCCTTGTGCATGGTTAAATGCTGTACCTGAAGCTATTTTTACATTAGCTCTTATGTATCTACCTGATTGTCTAACTGGGTTTATACCACTTGTTACCATAGAAGATGAACTAGACTCTGTAACATCATCTGCTAATCTTTCTCTAGTTTTTACAGTTACTGTTGCAGCTGCATCTACTATAGGTCTAACTCCTGTGATATTAGTTCTAGCTCCTGGAAAGCCTTCTATCTCTGCTGTTTCTATTTCGCATTCATTAGCTGTTCCTGAAAAGATTGCAGCTTTATAATCTGCGTCAATTCCACCTAAAAACATTTGTCCACCAGACCAGAAATCTGTATCTAATGATGCATTAATCTTTTCTAAATTTGTAGATATAATATCCATTAATTCTACAGTATAAGCTCCAAGAAATTGTGAAAATATTTGACTAGCATTTAATTTTACTAATGACCATTTTTTAGTAGTATAATTATATATAATCATACGATCACATATACCTGTAGTATTAGTAGTATTATTTTTAGAAGGATATAACCACATAGCTAATGTATTAAAAGGATCTACAGCTGCACAAATTCTATCTGAATATGCTTTGTTTAAATCTAAATCAAAAAATCTGTTTACTTTTTCTACACCAATACCTACTACGTTATCACCTTGTATTTCATAAAAACCATCATCAGCATAAAAGAATACTTGTCTATTATCTTGGCAAACTGTTTTTCCGTAAACAGCTCCTCTATTAGGAGATATAACTGATAGTCTAAATACTGTTGCACCACCAACATAATCCATACGAATTATTTGGTTTTGTCTAAATACATATCCTACCTCTCCAGAGGTTACAGCAACAACTTTACCACCTGAACCTGGAAGGTCTTGATAGTCTGATTGTTTTCCTGTCCAAACAGTAATATCATTAATGCCTGACCATTGAATTCTATTAGTTGCTCCAACTATATTACCTACAACTAAAAAATCTCTAATTACTCCAGAGACTCTAAATACTGGTGCTGTACCAGCAGTTTGAATTGCTGTAAGAGCTGCAAAGTTAGTTGATGTTCCCATTAAATAATATTGAACTGCATCTACTCCATTACTTGCAATAACATATTCACCAAATTGAGTGAATGTCCAAAAGTCATCAACAGCTCCAGTTAAACTGGCTTTACGAGAAGTAAAAACTCCTGATGCTAATTGATATAAATTTGTTCTTGTTGCTACAAAATTAAATACAGCATTAGAATTATCTCTAAATGATCCTGCACCTTTAGCATCTGTAGTAGTAGTTGATGAACCTGAATATGATACCAATGAAGGAAATCTTTTGTAAGATCCTAAAGCATGATAAACATTAGTTGCTACGTTAGCCCCTTTCATACCATGTGCTGGTTGATCAGGCATCCATTCTCCAAAAGGTATCTGCATAATTATAAATGTTTGTTTAAATATTTCATGCTTGTTAATCCAAGCATATCTTGTTTAAATTGTTTTAATTTTTTTCCTTTTAATTTTTTACCATGTAAATACATTCCAGTTTGAGCTTCGGTAAAACGTGGAAAACCAATTAAAGCTCTTGTTATAGAAGGTTTTTTTTTAGATTTCATTGCTTTAGTAAAAGCAATTTCTCTTTTAGCTTTATAATTTTTAAACATTATCTAGCTCTATAAAATGATAAATCGGTTTGTATGTCTGTTCTTTGTTGAACAGGTGCTCCACCATATGAATCTTGTTTGTCGTTATTTTCGCATCTTTCCATAGCTGCAATATACATCTGTAACCATTGTTGAACTTGGTTAGGATCTATACCACCTAAGAAGTTAGCTGCATGGTATAAAGAACCATACAAATATATTCCAGGGTGATTAGTTAAAATGTAATTTGTTGTATTAGAATCTGAAAGAGCTCCAAAACTTTTATAATATGATAAGTACCCAGTATAAGAAGTATCAGGGGCAGGCCCAAAACGTAAAGTTTCTGTTTCATCATCACTCTCAATTGTATAGACTCTAGGTCTAGCAGTTGTAGAACCAGCTTTAATTTCAAACATATTATGTGGAGTAATATACTCCAATACATATTTAGTGCTTGATGCCAGTATATAAAAAGATCTAACTCCAATAAACCCTGTAGGAACTGTTTCAGTTTCTGAGTCTATTGTAATAGAATCTATTTGTTCCATTTGTCTTATTCTTAATTTAGCATTAAAGTCAGCTTCAGCTAATTTAATAAAGTCATCAGCTATCTCATCTGTTAAGTCAGTTCTGTTTAGCCAATTAGCTAATGCTGTTTTTAATCCTGAATATGTTGTTAGTGCCATTTTAACCCTTCATGTATTTTGGTAATTTAGAATGTTTTAATGATGACCATGTTTGAACACTAGGGCCAAAATGTTTTGCTTCTAATTTATTAAATTTATGACCTTTTATAGGTTTACCTTGAAAGTCATATCTTTTGTAATTACGTAATTCATTAGCATTCATTTGGGAAACTTTTTTACCACTTTTTGGATCCCATTTGTTTTTCCAGCTAGTTTTTTTATTACCAACTTTATATACTTTTTTTTTAATTTGTTTATCAGCAAATTTTAATATGCCTCTACTTATAGTTCCCCACATTATAAATTTCCTTCAGCTGTTCTGAAATATCTAAACTCACTACTATTAAGTTTAGTTCTCATTATTTTTCTTTGAATATCTTTGGGTAATTGAAACCAGTTGTTAGTTCCATTGTATTCTTTAGTCCAGATCGCTAGTATTAAAGGTGGAATACTTGCCACTCTTTTCATCTCTTTAGCACCAGATAAATAACCTTTATCATGATTGTAAAGCTCTTTGTTTCTTTTTAACAAAGGGTTTACATCTTGAGAGTTATTAATAGTTAAAGCACCATTAGATTCTTGAATATATTTAGTTTTTATTCCACCATCATATTCTATTGATCTTATTCTAGCCATAAATTATTCAGTTAGTTCTGTAACGTATAATTCTCCGTTTGATCCACCTATTCTTAATACTGCAATTTTTTCTCCAGCTGAAATTTTAATAATTTCAACTTCTCCTGCAGGTAAATAAGTAGTACTTGTAGTAGCTGTTGGTGATACAGCAACGTGTATATGACAAGCAATAGTACCTACAACTCTTATGTATTCTATGTTAGCTGAAAAAGCTGAACTAGCAGAAGATGAACTTCCAGAAGTTAGCTTATGTACAGTTCCATGTCTTAATCCATAGTTCATGTTTTGTTCCTTTTGTTAGGGGATGTTGCCATCCCCATAATTAATTATCTTCTTATTACAAATGTTACTACTAATTTTTTAGCACCACTTGATGCTCCATCAGTAATCATTTCTATTGTTCCATCTTCTAAAACGTCATTAGCTGCTGTAGGTTCTGCTGTGTCTACAGTTCCTGCTGCTGAACCTGAGTGTGCAACAGTTATGCCACCACCAGTTACTGCAGTTCCACCAATTTCAAAAGATATTCCTCCATTTGCAGAAGTAATTGCACCTTGAAGTGCAGTTATAATTTTAATAATTTTTCCACCATCTGGTACAGCTACAAAAGTAGATGACGCTGTACTAATATCAGCAATAGTTGAAGTTAAAAAATAGTCGTTTAATGTTCTCATTTTGTTTCCTCATTGTTCCGATCATAACCCCTCTCTGATCTTCAATGTTTTTAAAGTACTAGGGGAGTAGTATTGAGGTTACTCCCCTATATACGTGTATTTATTATGAAGTAGTTAGATCCATAACTGAACCTGAAGCAGCTTCATTTCTTGATTCAAGAGTAGCTTCTACTAAAAGTTGTCTTTTTTCAGAGTCACCAGTCTTAGCAAGTTCATGCATAGAAAAGTCTCTTAAGAAAGCAACACCCCAGTAATCCATATCAAGTACATAAGCATCTCTATCTCTAGAGAATCTATTAGGTACTACTTGCAATTGACCGAAGTCAGATGCGTATACGTCAACTGATGTGTATAAAGTAGCGTCTGCACCAGCATCAAATCTAGTACTATTACCAGTAAATCCTGATAATTTTTGTTTGTTGAAAGGGCCAACCATAATCATAGAAGGATCCCCACCAGCATTCCATACTGACTTAATTACTGATTTTAATTGAGACTCTGTGAAAGCTCTTTGAGTACCATTTGTGTGAGCTGCATTTCCTGCACCTGCACCAGAAGCACCATCTGAAGCTAAGTCATCATTAGTTACTACCCAAGATCCAAGTGCACCTAATTGACGTGCAGTACCTGAACCACCTGTTACTTCAAGATTGTTAGAAGTAAGAGTACTTTCCATGTCTCTTTTTAGCTCTTTAGCTTTTTTAGCTATTTGATAAGCGATCTCAGATGCTCTACCTGCTTTGTCTACAGATTCTTGAGTTCCTGTTATAACTACAGTTTTATCCATAATTTGAGAACTGTTAGAAAGTCTAGTAGTTGCGACAGATGCGTCTAAAGTTGCTTCGTCACCTTCGATAACAGCATTGTTTGTTACTGCTGCTGCTAAGGCGTCGGTTTGCCATTCGTGAAGAACTGCAGTTGCTTTTGTTTTAGCTGCAGAACTTAGGAAAGGCGTATCTGTTGGTGAGATACTGTAGATAACGTCAGAAAGATCTTCTCTTTCACCGACTGAATCATAAGTATCAAACGTGTTTGTTGGCTGTGCCATTGTTTATTTCCTTTGTTGAGATTTAAGATTAATCATATCGGCTATGGCATTACTAGCATCTTTAATATTACCAGTTTTCCGTAGCGTATTGATTTTATTTCTTATTTGCTCTCTACCTGAACTATTGCCTGATTTTGCAACACCAGCTTTTAAAACTCTAGGGGCATTAGCAACCTTCTTAGATGTCAATGGTCTTTTATCCTTTTGGGATTGAAAGCTCATAGCATCTTTTGCTACCATTAAAAATCTATGGTCTGCAAGGCTACCAATTTCCTGATCATTAAAACCATAATTTCGTAACGAATTACGTAAACTAAGTTTAAAAGTATCAGATTTATTAGGGTCGCTAAACTCTGGTATTTTTGTTGCAGCTAAATCTCTTTGTGCTTCAAGGTAAGTTTCATACTGTTGAGTTTGAAGCTCTCTTGCTTGACTTTTTAATCCTTCTATTCTGCTACTTTCTTGTCTTAATTCAAAGTCAAGTCTAGATGCAGATGTAGGATCTTCTTCATAAAGTTTAGCAAGGTCTTGTCCACCTTGTTTTTGTTTCACAAATTGATCTGCTGTCGATATTAAATCATTCAGCTCTGATAAACGAGTGTCATAAGTTTGACGCAAACTATTCTTTTGTCCTTCAAGATCTCTCTTTTCCAAACCTAAAGTATGAGTTTTTTGTCTATAATCCGAGTCTCTAGAATATCCTGCCTTCAGCTCATCGAGGCTCACCTCTAACTCTTGACCACTTACTTTTACTCGGTGGAGTTCAGGTGTCTCTAATTCTGTTGTAGTTTCTTCTTCAGTCTCAGTATTTTCAGTTGTCTGTTCTATTGGAGTTTCTTTCGACTCAGATTGACTCTCTTGAACTTCCTGTTTCTCAGGAATTGACTCTGTAGGTTCTGCTTTGGTTTCTGGTACTTGAGTGTCCTCTTTAGGATTCAGTAAACCTGAAATTTTATCTGCTGCACCTTTTATGCCTTGTATTGGTTCTGCCATATCGTTCCTTTTGTTGGTTGACGAAATTGAAGTTTCGTTAGATTAACTTCGTTTGTTTAATTGCTCGATTTCTGCTTGAGCTAGCTTTCCACTTGACATAACACTTAGTAAATGTCCTTTGATTTTATCCACCATATTAAAGGCTACCCAAAGGTTTCTACGAGTATCATCGTCTGCGAAACTTGTATTAAAGATCTCTAGTCTGTAAATTTCAGAAAGATCTTCAAATGCTTGTTTTAGAAGGGGATCGTCCAGCAGTTGCTGGGCTCGTTTGCCCTCCCTGATCAGTATTTCCTTGTCCATTTTTAAAGAAGTTTTGTTGTCCTTTTATTATCTCTTTCATTAGATCTCCTGATTTGTTTAAATCAGAATCTTCTAACATAGATCTTCGTTTAAGTTCTAACTCATCAATTTTGGTATTGTATTTCAATTCCATTTCTTTGATAGCTAGTTCATATTCTAGAAGTGCTTGTCTCATTCTGCCTTCTATATTCTTACTCTCCGTAGTAGCCTTTAATTCAGCACGTTGGTTTTCACCTTGTACTTGGGCTAAAGTCACCTTCTCAAATTCAGTAGGTGGCTTAGGAGGAATAGGTGGCATTTGTGCTGCTCCCACTTCTGGATCCATGAAGTATGGTTCTATACTATTTAGACCTGCATTTTCAACTAATTTTTTCAAAGAGTTGTAAATATTTCTTAGATTAACCATTGGGCCATGAACATTTTGTTGTAAATTGATTGCAGACATTTGTCTTTCTAATATCGCATTCATCAATATTAACTGTTGTTCTTTTGATCCAGTACCTAATCCTACTTGTACTGTAATATTAACTCTGTCTTTCCATTCGTAAGGTCTCATAGGAATATACTTTCCTCTAATTCTTACGATTTTTTCTTTATTTTGGTATTTGCAAGTAAGCTCAAACATTTTTAAGGCTAGATCTTTTACACCAGTCTCAGCAAAGATTCTGGCGATTAACTCCATTCTCATTTGTGATTGTGTCAGAATTTGGTTCTGG